CTTCAGGTGTGAATATAGTCTTCTTAACAAATGGCATGGGAGTATAACTGGTTGGTTTATTTGATTTACCAGGAAGACTCATGCCCTGTGTATCGATCTTATCCTTCGACATCTTTCCTCTCTTCAAGAGGAGATACCTTATACTTAACTCCTACCATCTCTCCAAGAGTTGTCAGATTTGCAGCAACCTGATCCCAAAGTCTTGATTCTAATTTTACATCATCTTCCTGAAGATCTTCTGTATCCTTCTTGAATCCAAACGGGGCAACCTTATCTTCTTCCAGTCTCAACTTCAGTGCAACAGCACCTAGAGACTCCATAACCTTAAGGATGTCCTCTGTCTTAGCATCACCGCCCAATTCTTTGGCAACATACCAATACTTCTCCCAAAAAGTATCGCCTGCCTTTTTGTAATCATCTAATGTTAATAGTTTCATAATTAAAAAGAATAATAAAAAAGAGGGGAAGGTCCCCTCTTACTTATGCTACTTGATGTAGAGTTTTCCACGATAGCAAAAAGTCCCATGAGACTCTTTGGCTTCTGCACAATGTGCATCATACTCCACGCCACGATATGTAGTGTGGTGAATTTGTGCATTGTGCAAGGCAGATGCCTTTTGGATTCTCGTACGAATGTAGTTGAGTGTGTTCATGAGTATGTCCTCTGAAGTTAGGGTGGTTTAATCCCCGTTCCTTCAGTCGTTTGCGTCCCAGTTACATTGTAGGTTTAATACCTCCACTAGATCCTTTTGATAGATCTCTATGATATATTCTTTTTGAGAAGAAGATACCGTATTGTTAACTCGTACTTTATCTACCATTTCTGATACATCAGCACAAGTGAAAGCAGCAGCTATTAAAATGTCCATGAGATCAACGCTCCGTTGCGCGACTTACTTGCGTCCAAAAGGACATGAAGTCCTTTGGATGAACGTGTTGTCATGTTACCATGACATCTCTATTTATGCAAGCCCCTCACCTGCCACGTTTCTTTTTGTGACGAGGGTGGGGGTGGTTGCTAATTGGCTTGGTATTCTTTAAGTCCCTCTTGAGTTTCTTCAAGAAGGATAAGTGGTCCCTTATACCAGGTATCGGGGGTTTCGGAATACCAGTCGATTGTGTCTCGTTTGAATAAAGGAACCTCGGTTGTCTCTTCCAATTTCTTCTCGGCATTGTGATATGTAACTGGATACCCAATGGGTATCCGTATCCATTTTGTAATTTTATAGCTTAAACCCGCTAAAAGTTTCTGCACTAACATCCTGCTTGATTCCTCCGACGACATAGGATTCAATCTCAGTTTCCTGAGGGGCATTTTGTTGACCCTTGCTATTTAGCCAGTGCTCTGTCCAAGGCAGAGGGTTGTTTCTAGCAGGGATATCGAATGCAGGTGCTAGTCCGATTGCTTTCATACGACGATTAGCAATCCATTCAATGTATTGAGAAAGCAGACGCTCGTTAAGACCGATCATGCTACCATTCTCAAACAAATAACTTGCCCAATCTTTCTCTTGGGATACTGCGTCAAGGAACATCTGACGCACTGTTTCTCTTTCTTCCTCTACGATGTCCAACATGTCAGGATCATCACCCTTCCTCCACTTATAGAGGATCTTCTGGGTCAACGCGAGGTGTTGTGACTCATCCCTGGCAATAAGGGAGATAATTTTTGCTGAACCTTCCATGAGTTTAAGTTCACCAAAAGCAAAACTACAAGCAAAAGATACATAAAACCGTATCCCTTCCAGTATATTAACATTAGCCATCGCCAGATAGAGTTTACGCTTAACATCCCTAATAGTCCACTGCGCAGTGGAATGATCACTCCACTCAGGTTTCCACATATTACCAAGTGACCACTCAGTTGCTACCTCAAGGAAGTCATTGTATGCTTTGCATACTGAAGCAGCACGGTCAAGGATCTTATCATTATCTAATACCGAATCGAAGACCTCTGATGGATTTGAGTATACGTTTTTGATAATATGGGTATAGGAGCGGGAGTGAATCTGCTCCATGAATTCCCATACTCCCATACATCCTTCCAACTCTGGAAGACTACAGTAAGGTGAGAATGCCATGCCAGGACCACGCCCTTGCACAGAGTCTAGAAGGATCTGATACTTGAGGTTACTGGTGTAGATATGTTTTTGTTGTTCATTCAGTGTCTTATAATCAACACGGTCCTTCTGTAGGGAAACCTCTTCAGGTCTCCAGAAGTAACCGAGTTGTGTCTGTGTTAGTTTATCGAAGTCGGGATACTTGTATTCATCGTAGCGTTGCATCCCCAAGGGTGCTCCAAAAAACATTGGTTGTTTCTTGGTGTCTACTTTCTTGTCGTTGAATACAGTCAGTCCCATTGTAACTCCCTTAGATTGTGTGTCTTTAGACATTGCAAGCATCGCACTCAGACTCTTCGCCTACATCAATCTCCGCTAAGAGATTGTCTAGTTTGGAAGCAGTCTCATCGACCCATCCAATGGAATGAGCAGGTTCGTCTACATCTTTTTTAGCGTCATAAGTATTCTGATAGTAAGATGTCTTCCACCCATACTTGTATGTCATGAGTAGATCCTGTGCCATAACGGATACGGGCACTTCGTTATTGTCGAATTTCTCTGGATTGTAAGACCAGTTACCAGAGATGGATTGGTCAAAGAATTTCTGCATCACTGCAACAATCTCAATGTATCCTTTGTTGGATTGCAATTCCCAGAGGAGAGTATAGTTATTCTTTAATGTAGTAAATTGAGGGACAATCTGCTTAAGAGGTCCTTTCTTTGATTTCTTAATGGACAAGTAATCACGCGGTGGTTCGATTCCGTTTGTTGCATTTGACACAACGGAACTGCTTTCCGATGGCATCTGTGCCGACAGAGTGCTGTGCCTGAGTCCGTATTCGTCGATAGATGACCTAAGAGAATCCCAATCATACTTATATTCTATTGATACCAATTCATCCACGTCCTTCTTATATGTATCAATTGGGAGAAGTCCATCAGAATACTTTGTGCGGTGGAATGCTTCGCATGGACCACGCTCTTGAGCGAGTCTATTAGATGCTCTCAGCAGGTAGTATTGGAATGCTTCAGTCAACTCATGGACGAGTCTCAATGCACCTTTGTCATCGTAATGCTCACCATTCTTAGCAAGGTAGTGTGCTAGTCCGATGTATCCAATGCCCAGAGAGCGACGTGCAAAGGTGCTACGCTGAGCAGCAGCAACTGGATACTCCTGGTAGTCAATCAACTCCTCCAGACCCCTCACAGAGAGGTCACAGAGCTCTTCCATCTCATCCAGTGACTTCAATTTACCTACGTTGATAGCAGAGAGAATGCACAAAGCAATCTCACCACCACGATCATCGATGTGATTGATAGGATCAGTAGGTAGAGTGATCTCCTGACAGAGGTTACTCATATTCACCTTGTCCTTGAAGGAGGAGTGACTATTGCAGTGGTCGATATTCATGATGTAAATACGACCTGTCTCTGCTCTCTCCTTTAGTAGATCAAGGAAGAGCTCCTGTGCATTAATAGTTGATCTCGGAATGCCCTCCTTCCGCTCGTATTCCATGTAGAGGTCGTCGAAGTCCCCAGTACCAAAGCTATCATAGAGGCCAGGAACATCGTGAGGACTGAATAGAGAAATGCTCTCGTTACGAATGAATCTTTCATAAAATAATTTGCTAATTTGGATAGAATAGTCAAGTTTTCTTACACGGTTGTCTTCTGTTCCTTTGTTGTTTTTGAGAACGATGATGTCTTCGATCTCCCTGTGCCAGATTGGGAAGTGGACTGTTGCGCTTCCACCTCTGACGCCATTTTGAGTACAACATCTGACAGTGCTCTCAAACTTTTTGAGGAAAGGGATAACACCTGTGTGCTGAACTTCTCCACCTCTGATTTTGCTGTTGATGCCACGGATTCTGCCTGCGTTGATACCAATGCCTGCCCTTTGAGCAACGTAGTAGCCAATAGCCATGTCGCTGCTAAAAATGCTATCGAGGGTGTCATCAGCATCAACAAGAACACAGCTAGCAAATTGTCGTAGAGGTGTCCTGACCCCTGCCATGATTGGCGTCGGGATGTTGATTCGGTGTTTTGAGATTGCGTTGTAGTATCGTCTGACATAATCAAGTCTTGTCTCTTGTGGGTAAGTTTGGAAGAGAGTTGCTGCGATCATGATGTACATCTGCTGGGGTGTCTCATACACCTCCCCAGATGATCGATCTTGCACGAGATATTTATCAACAACTTGCCTTAGACCAGCATATGTAAACAAATAGTCACGGTCATGATCAATGAATGATTCAATCTGATCCCACTCATCGTCTCTGTATGCTTTGAGGATGGACTTGTCATAGACACCACGCTCAATACATCCCCACACATGCTCCTGAATATGAGGACGCAAGTCTGGGTGTCCATTATACACCTGCTTACGGAGACCAAACAGGAGCAGACGTGCTGCTACAAACTGATAGTTTGGTGCCTCCAATGTAATCAAATCATTAGCAGAGCGCACAAGGATCTCTTGGATGTCACTGGTCATGATGCCATCGAATAGTTGTAGGTTAGCATTCATTTCGATTGCTGACTCTGACACACCAGCAAGTCCTCTGCAAGCGTGCTCTACCATTTCATGGATTTTACTAAGGTGGATCTCTTCCACCTGTCCGTTGCGTTTGACAACTGTGTTGCTCATACCATTTTCCAATCTGTAAGTTGTACCTTTGCTGTTAATCCTGAAAAGGTGTTGGTCTGTATTATAGCAGAAGGGTCAAGACCTGCCAACACCATGTCATTAATATCTTTTTGTTTTACTGACTTTGGCCAGATGACTACTTTCTCACCTGCCTCAACTGCCCTGTCGATCCGTTGCACGATTTGTCTATTTCGGGGCTCATTATCAAAGACCCAGACCCTATGTCTATAAGGTAGACTGCTATGGTCAACATCGCTGCCACACATAGCAACAGCTTGTCGAATGAAAGTGGAGTCAAAGGGTCCTTCTGTGACATAAACTGTCTCCTCTGGGTTTACATTGTCTTGTCCGAATAGTTTGAGTTTATCCTCAAACATCACAGTGATGTATCGTAGCGTAGAAGTTGCCGCCATAGATCTACCCTGAATGCCAAACCAATTACCGTCCTTGTCAATGAGAGGGATAATAATTCTAGGTCTGTCATTCTGAAGGTTGTCAAATGTCTGGCGCTGAGTATTAACCCACCTCTTAAACTTATCAACATAGAAGAATCTACCCAGTTGATCCTCTGGAATTCTTCTATCGAGGAGATACTTCTTGGCGGGGTGCGTTGTATTTAGCTCGCTGATTGGAGTCAGATCAGTAACCTTATTAGCAAACTTTGGCTTAGCACCTTTATATTCTGGCGTGGGTGTGTGTCTGCCCCTACCAGTCATCCCCTGCTTATACTTCTCCATGAGGTACTCAGCATGGAGGTCAACCGCATTGTCCTTTAAAAAATTAGACAGCGATCTACCCATGCCACAGTTGTGACACTTGAAGATGTATTCAGTCTTCTTCAGAAAAAAATACCCCCGTGCCTTATTCTTATGCTTCTGTGAATCACCACAGTAGGGGCAGCGGAAGTTATAGAGTCCTGATTTAACGTGTTTGTATTTCTCTAGCCTGGTGCTGAGAAGTCGGATGTATTTGTCATCGACGTAATCCATGCAGGGGACTCCACTGCAGGTAGTATAGCAGATGGCGCACTAGGTGTCAATGATCTAAGCAGTACTTGACCTGGCACACTGACGAGGAAAGAGATCACAGCGAGACCACCAAAGATGGTCCACATCTTTTTCTCCATGACTTGAAGACGGTCATCGACCTTGCGGATATCCCTTTCACAACCTTTCTTAATGAGATCTGTCTCTTTATTAAGGTCACCGTGTACACGGTCAACCTTGTCAAATAAAATCCTATCAGTTTGACTGTGACTATCTAACTTCTCATTATGTACAGCAAGAAGTTGCCCCATCTTCATGGAATTATCCTGCAAACTATCCACAACCTTCTCTAATCGTTCTAGAATTGCTGAGTTAATTTCTGACATTATTCGGATCTAAGTGCTGCTTGTCGTTTTTTCCAGTAAAACTGGATTACATCATTAGGATACAGACGTTTGACATCTAACTTTTTAAAGTTTTCTGGTCGATATATCTTGCGAAGCTCTATCTTCAGTCGTGCCTCAGACCTACTATACAATACATACTGCTCTGCTCCATCATAGGAGATGAGGAATGGTAAGTATGAAGTATCTTTCTGTGCTCCCTCAGTCGCTACCATCTGTGAGATGTCGGACTGAGAAATAGTATAGCGACGACGCTTCTTAGGTTTCTTTTTCGACTTCGATCCTCCTAGTAGAGGAGTAAAGCCAGCATTGGGTCCAGTTTCATCAGCAGTGTTGCTGAAACCACCATCGCCTGCGCTCATTGTAGGTGCATCTTCATTCATCACAGATCTTCTAGTAATTCTTCTACGTCGTTATCGGTATCAACAAAGTCAAGACATCCAGCAGGGATCTGAGGATATCTATTCAAATAGACCAAGAAAGTCTTGATGAGAGACCAATATTCTCTCTCTAGTTTATACATCAGTAGCGGGATCGTCCCGTCACCAAACACATTAAAAAGAATGATAAGATGATTGAGTATCAGATTAACACGGAGGACACCCGTTTTCAAATACCTCTTGAGTAACCTCTTAAGGTATTTGAATTTCTTCATGTCCTCCATAAAATCATCTACGGTAACCGACTGGGGATTATCATAATGCTGAATAGCAAACATCAAATAGTTTTTTTCATTAAGTTGATCAAAATGCATTATGTAAAAAAGTCAATTATCAAGACCCGAAGGTTAGTGTTGCGACGCCATCGGTGATGACTTCTTCTGTGCCACCTGCTGAGGTAATCTTGACGCGATACTTATAACCGTCCAGAGTGTCGCCAGCGAGAGCACTATAAGCAAGAGTTGCGGTCGTGAAGTCTGCATATGTAATACCAGTGTCAAGGGAAGCAGAGATGTTAGTCCACTTCTTAGTTGAGGCAGCAGTCTGACGTTGCCAGACGTATGCAAGTGTTCCAGGTGTGCCTGTGGTAGTAGTGCTGAGCGTAAATGTGCCAGCGCCAGAGGATGAAGTGGAAGCAGCAGGTTGTGCCGAAACAGTTACAGCAGATGCAACATCAGCAACGATGGTGTCATCAGCGTCGTCACCAGCAGCAGCAGCAGTAGCATGGACGAATGCAATGCACTCAGACTTATGCTTGGTGTCGCCATTACCAGTAGTGTATGTGCGATACTGCCACCAACCAGGACCAGTGATACCGCGAGACTTATTCTCAGCGAGAAGCATCTCAGTGGTGTCAACAAATACGAGATCGTATGAGTTGCTATCGCCACCTTTGATTACATACTCAGCAACCGCCTTAGGAGCAGTCCTACGGACAGCGCCAGCGAGTGATGCAGCAGTGCTACCTGCGTATGCTTTGTGCAATTCAATTGCAGTGGTGCTAGTAACTTCTTTAACGATGTAAGCAACGTTAGAGAGTTCTAAAATGTCGCCTACGACGACAGTATCCGCAGCATTCTTTGTAACAGTGGCGTCACCATTGGTGACCGCTACGTTATTTGCGAAGGTTGCGGCATCAATTTTTCCAAATACAGCCATTGTTCTCCGGGTATGAAGATTATTCCTATAAGTTATTTATAGCTATTCTTCTTTCTGAAACAGAAGTGACTCAACTACGTCCACAGCCTTGTCATCCAACTTGTTATCAGTTGTAGACACTAGCGAGCGCAGCACGTCCACGATAAAGTGACGAACTTCGTCTTTACCGAGTAGTCCGACAATTGTTTTCTTTGCTAATGGTAAAAAAAGTGCCAACATAATAGATCATCCTTAAAGGGGTTTGATCTATATATGCGATTACTTATCGCCTGGCTTCTTTCTTCTTTCGATCGAAATCGATTGTAGCTTGAATCATCTTCTGCTTCATGCGCTCTTTAGCAGCCTTCTTTGCAGCGTCATCTGCTACGTTGTCTGTCTTTGATTGTGCTTCTTCTAACTGATCTAATGCTTTACTTGACCAGTATACTTCTGCTTCTTCTTTCTTGACATCTTGACCAGGCTCATACCACTTGCCGTCGCCGTCAGAATCCTGCCAACGATTGCCTGCTCTTGCTGCTTTAATGTTTTTGTTTTTTTTCTTAGCAGCTTCCTTGAGTGCTTCTACGCTACTCAGGACTCTACTTCTCAGATGTTCAGACATAAGGTCCTCTTTCTTTGGATTGATGGTGACATTTCCTTTCTTGGTTGTCTTTAGAGATGATTCTTTATGACCAGGCTTCATTCAATCTCCCCCATCATTTGCAACTCCTTCTCAGTAAACAATCCTGAGTCGGACAGTTTATTTATAAACTCTTCGTTGCTCTTCTTGAGATTCACTTTACGGTAAGCGAGATCTGCCTTAGCACCAGAAGTCATACGACCCTGACCAGCAGGTTTCTTGCTGCCACCAGCAGGATTAGGACCAGTGCTGCTCAAGCTACGCGAAGCGTATCTTGAACCACTGCCTTTACTATCACCTGAGACCATCTTGCCGCCATCAGAGCGACTGTCTTGATACTCTTTCTCAGTCTGTCCGTGCTTACCTTTGTAAAGTTCTGTCACGTCTTCTTCTTCGACACAATTTGTTTTGTATCCGTCCCAGCACTTGCTAGCACCTAGGATCCTCATAGATCTATTAAGATCTTCAAGCATTTCTTGATGGAGGTCATCGATATCAATGCCGACCACTTCTTCTTTAGCGGTCACGCCGAGGTCAGCAGCATCTCTCGCTGACTTCTCGCCTTTCTTACCGACAACAATGTAACGACCGTCTGTCTTCCTACCAGTGATGAGCATAGATTCACCACCTGATGATTGGACAACACGACCAATATTTCGATCATCTGGACGCTCTGCTTTCTTCTTGGTGACAGAGTTACGATCAATTTTGAATCCCGCATAGCCTTCTACTGTAGGCTCATAAGCATCGAATGCTTCCATCACTTTCATGACACCTGTGTGGAGTCTCTGTGATTTTGGAAGAGTATCTTCTTCGATTGCCTTTAGGATATATGCCTGCTCAGTGGGATTATAATCCATGAGTGCCACAGACACCAGCATTTCTAACGTCATGTTTCTAAACCGAAATGAATTTCGCTAATACTATTTAGTTACAGCAATTTTTCTGAAATCTGAGAATTTAATTGTCTTTTGACCAGGGGTCATGTCCTGAAGTGCTTCACGATAGCGATCAGTACCTGCTTTCCAGGTGTTACCACTGCCATCATCGGCACTATAGTTGCTTTGATCCTTAGTAGTGTCAGCAGCAACCTCTTGCTTGTGACTAAGATCTGATGGTCCTAGTTGTGCAACTTCACTGATGTGCTGCAACCAGCAGCGGTGCTCGCCACCCCAACCATCACGCATGATGATGTAGTTAGTGCCACGGTGAGCAACCATACCACGGATACCACTGTCATCATGCTCTACAATTGCACCCACCTTATAGATGTGGTTGAGCATGTAGTGATCACGGAAGGCATCAAAGTCAAGTTTAGGAGCGTATGTCCACAGAGATTCATGGACAGACTCACCCTTCTTACCCTTCTTCACTTTAGGTGGAGGTGTCATCCCAGTGATGACATCACCCATCAGTTTCTTAGAGTCCTTATATCCACCAGTCCCAACGTGGAATGATTCATGGTCACCCACTTGGGCGTGTTTACGCATTGCTGATGCAGACATATTCTCGATAGGATCATCACTATCAGTAGCACGCTGACCTGCAGACTTAATGTTAATAGACTTGAAGTCATAATGCATACCATTATATTTGTTAGCAAGAGTCTCAAACTCTTTCACACGGTCGTCTCCGACCACCATGGTTACATGCTCATGTCCTTCATCATGAAGGTCACGAAGGATATCAAAAATATTTCTGTGCGATTCGTTGTTTTGGATAGCATCCTTGTGCCCCTTAAACATCTTACGCATGTGATCCACCTTCTGTTGTGCAGTCAGTGGATTCTTCTTATGATCTTGTGATCTAGAGGGGTAGATACGATAGTTACCTGAGTCACCACCATGTGACTTGACTGCATCAAGGAGTTTACCATGACCAGCATGAGGTGGATTGAATCTACCAAAGGTGATAGCAACATGCTTATCATCAATCTTCGCTTGAGCAGCAGGAGACTTACCCTTACTAGACGTGGAAGGTTTCTTAGCAGCAGGTTTTGCTGCAGCAGTTGCCTCCCTGATGAATTGAATAAATCTCATTAACCCCAGTCCTTTGCGACAGTAAAGTTAGCTCTGGAAAACTCCAGTCTATCAACAAGTTTGAGTGCAGCTCCCTCTTTAATTGCTACGAATCCTTCTGGAGCCGTTGCTCGGTAACCACTCTCATCTTCAATGAAGGTACCAATACCTTCAATCTTGTTTAGTTTATTAATGATCAATACCTTAGCATCCATCAGGTTTTTAAACCCATCGAGTGCTGAGAACATAACAGATCTGTTAGTATTTAGGTACTTGATACTCTTATCTTTCCTTTCTTCCCACATCTTCTGAGACTTAGCAGTCTTCTTCTTAGCAATCTCTTTCTCATACCTGTCCTCTACAAACATAGAGAAACCTTTTGCCATCTGTTGTGATGTGGATGGTATCTTACCATCTCGGATGACTTGGTTAAAGTATATCTTAAAGAGTGCATTGTGAGCGAAGGCACCACTCTCATTCTGTATAGAATTAAGGAACCTAGCACCTGTCCGAAGGTTACGTTTGGCAGAACTAATCTGTCTATCAACGTTTGCCCTCTCAGTAGTACTTAGGTTTGCTAGTCCATTGACATTAGTAAACTCAGAGGAGAATACTGCAACATCTTTAACACCTTGTAGGTGCTTGACATCACATCCAAAGGATGCAGTCATCTCAGCAACTGATTCACCACCACGATATGTAGTGTGGAATACTATACCTAACTTAGAGTTACCCACCTTCTTACCCATGACAGTATTAGACTCAACACAGTACGTGATAGTGTTAGGTTTAAACTTATAGCATGGTTTACCACACATCACCACCTTAGATGGTGTGTCTGTGTATAGAAGGTCACCTTGGATGACTCCCTCAATAGGTAGTTTAATTAACTCATTGTAACACTCCTTAAGAATCTTATTCAAGGCTCCCTGGTAATGTATATCAATCATCTCTTCGTTGTATCCTATCTTAGGATCAGTCTTATTAAAGACTGACTTAGTACCAACGAAAAACATACCTGTTGAAGGATCTCTTCCACATATAATGGCAGGTGCGCCATCCCACTTAACTGTCACCTTAGTATTAGTACCACCGTGTCCAGTGGTAAGCATATGCTTCAGTGACTCTAGAAAATTGACAGCATTAGTTGCACCAGCATATCCCTGGTTAAATATGTCATCTTCTAAGTGCTCTAGGTGGGTATTCTTTGACATGTGATGAGAAAAATAAAGGGAGTCAACCCAGCTCAATGCATCGGACTGCCCTTATATATTTATTATAGCAGGAGACACCCCCCTCTGGGGGTCCGAG